TGTATAGCTTATGCTTATATGGATCTTTATCGTTATTGGAGAAACTTTAATCCAGAAAAGAGTACAAATGCATTTGCTTATTTTACTGAAATTGCAAAAAGAGGCTTTGCTAAAGGATGGAATAAATTACATCCAAAGAAATATGCAGGAACTGTATCAATTAATGGAAGTGCGGACAGTGATGGCATTTACACTATCTAAGATACATGAGTATAAAGAAGGTAAAACCAACAGCAAAATCAGGATTTAAACAAGGGTATTACAAACCTCATAATCCTAAAAAATATATGGGACCCGGCCCTATAATATACCGTAGCAGCTGGGAAAGAAAGTTTTGCCATTGGTGTGATCATAATGAAGATGTTATACATTGGATCTCGGAACCTTTTTCTATAAAGTATTTTAATATCTTAGATAAAAAGTTTCATAATTACTATCCAGATTTTTATGTTAAGATGGATAAGGGTGGTATAATTGAAGAATATGTTGTTGAAATAAAACCAAAAGCTCAGTTACAAAAACCTAAACCACCTAAAAGAAAGACTGCAAAGGCTATGAAAAATTTTCAGCATGGATATGAAACTTATGTTAGAAACCTTTGTAAAACCGAAGCATTAAACAAAGCAGCTGAATTAAGAAACTTTAAAGTAATGCTTTTAACTGAAGACTCAAAATTATTCTAATGGCAATAATAGGATCATTCACTGAAGATTTGGATATTTACCTTACAGAAAATAGAGGTCGTACTGGAGCATCTAAAGCATCTGCAAACGATTTATATAAAGTAGGTGTAAAAGATACTGGTGTTTTAGAAAATGGGAAAATGTATTGCTTTGAATATTTTACACCTGACGAAACCTTTTATGATACTAACCCAATTGTTTTAGGACTAGGTAAAAGTATAGATAATCATCAGCTTGGGATAAATTTACATTACATTCCTTATGAAGCAAGAATACCATTTCTTACTGATGTAGTTAGATCTTTTCAGAGTGTTATAGCCCAACAATTAAAAGGTGCAACTGGGAATCCTAAATCACAAGGTAGTCTTAAAGAATTTACTTACGATAATTTAAAGTCTTCATTGGCAAGAAAATACAATCTTAAGTATGCAATAAGACAATACAGATTAGATAGAATTAAAAAACCTAAAGTATTAGGTTATGAAGATTGGTACATTGGTGCTGTTAATAACCAAAACAAATTTTTTGGAGGAAACATTAACGAGGCACAAGCATTATATTACAAGAATATATAAACAATAAAAGATAAAACAATATGGCAGGATTTACTGATAGGAGAGGACCTTTAAGTACAGGTAATCCAGTAAGAAAAATATTAAAAGATCTTTCTAACTTAGGAATGGCCTATGATGATATGATCATCCGCAATTCCCGTGCAGTAGGTTTTACTGAAAATCAGATGGGTTATACATTTAATCCAATGGGATCTGATTCTGATGACATCTATAGTGCTTTTGCTGCCCTTTCATTAACTGATACATCTCTTAAGAAAAATATTTCTATCTTTGATAGTGATTATGAAAGAAAGAGAGATGAACTAAGAACATATGCAGTACAAGATGAAATTGAAGATATCCTTGATGTAATCACAGATGAGGCTATTGTATTTGATGAATCTAACTTTATGGCATATGCTCATTTTAATGGCCATATTGCAAATTCAATAGAAGATGAAATCGGTGATGTTTACAATAACATCTATAACTATTTTGGATTTAACGATTCTATTCAACCTTGGAATTACTTTAGGAAATGGTTGGTTGATGGATACCTTGCATTTGAAATAGTTTATAATGATAAGCAAACAGAAATAATAGGATTTAAAGAATTAGATCCAATTTCGCTAATGCCAGGTATTGATACTGATACTGGAAAAAAGCAATGGGTTCAATATAAAGGTCAAGGTGCCAAAGAAAGAAAACTTTGGGATTCTCAAATTATTTACATATCATATTCACAGGTAAATTCACCAATGAGAATATCATATGTTGAGAGACTTATCCGATCTTTTAACCTTTTAAGAATTATGGAAACAACTAGAATCATCTGGGCTGTTTCTAATGCTTCATTTAAAACTCAATTTATTATACCTGTCGGTGGTAAATCTAAAACTAGGGCAAAACAATCATTGGCTCAGTTAATGAATTCTTACCGTGAAGTAGTAGACTTTAATTACGAAAGTGGTGAAATACAAACAAACGGTAAACCAATGATGCCATTCAATAAAGAATATTGGTTACCGTCTAAAGATGGAGAATCTCCAGAAATCAGTACTGTTGGTGGCGATGGTCCAGATTTAGGAGATACTGAATCTCTGAAATATTTTGCAGACCGATTAAAAATGGCATCTAAGATTCCTTTCTCAAGATTTGATAAAGAAGGTGGTAATACTTATGATATGGATGCCAGCGGTATGTTAAGAGATGAAATAAAATTTGGAAAATTTGTAGCCAGGTTAAGATCCTTATTCCAGGAAATCTTAATTAAGCCAGTATATCTTCAAATGTGTATTAACCACCCTGAGTTAAAAAATGATGTTTCCTTTAAAGCTGGTTTAGGACTTAAATTTGTTAAAGATAATGTATTTGAGGAAATGAAAGAAATGGAATTACAAACAAAGAGAGTTGATTTTATTGGTAACCTTAAAACACAATTAAGTACAATGGATGCCGAAATGACAGAAATTCCATACTTTGATTTAGGATTCCTTGTTAAGAGATATGGTGGATTTACCCGAGAGGATCTAAAAGCTAACCAGAGGGCTAAAGAAAGGACAGAATTAGAAGAAGCTGGATATAAAGAAGAGGATATAGAAAAAATCCTTTTAGGGGCTGATAAGTCCGATTTTGAACCAGAAAAGAAAGATGGTGCTGTGGATGAAGATCCATTAGCCGGTCTTGGATAAAAAGTTTACAAAGATTGTAATATATAAATCAAATAACTAGTAGAAAATGTCAGGAAAGAAATTATTGATTCTTGAGAGAGCTAAGTCAAACCTAGATATAACTACCGGAGAAGACGGTTCAGTTGTATTAGAAGGTGTCTTTACCGAGTTTGGGGTTCGTAACAAGAATAACAGAATATATGAGGAAAAAGAAGTAATGCCTCATATTAATGAACTACAAGAAAAAGTTAAAACCAATAAGCTTTTAGGTGAATTAGATCATCCTAAAGATTTTGATGTTAGTTTGGCTAATGTTTCTCATGTTGTTGAATCATTAAACTATGATCCAGCTAAAAAGCAAGTTATTGGAAAAATTAGACTATTAAATACATCTAAAGGTAAAGAAGCACAAGCTCTTATCAAAGATGGTATCCCTTTACATATTTCAAGTAGAGCTGCCGGTACGGTAGATGAAAATGGAAAGGTTAAAATTAAAAAATTCTTTACTTATGACTTGGTTGCAGATCCTGGCTTTGAGAATGCCGAGTTATCAAGAGTAAATGAATCTTTTGGTTTTGAAGATGATGGTACTTTAATAATCTATGAAATGGAAGAAACTGAAAACAACACAGATAATAAAAAAGATTTAACAATGGAAAATAACAATTTTGTAACTGTTGAAGATTTTCAAAAGTATACTGAATATGTATCCGGAGTTCTAAATAACGTTAAGGAATCTGCTAACTCTAATAATGATGAGGTGATTGAAAAGCTTATTAAGTATTCTGAGCATATTGCAGAAAAGGTAAATCAGGTTTCTGATTATGCTGAATACTTATCTGAAAATCTAGATAAGAGCATTTCTTATTCTGACTATCTCGCTGAAAATGTAAATTCAATTAAGGACTATGCCTCTTACTTGGCTGAAGAACTTGATGGAAGTATTCAATATGCCGAGCATGTAGCAGAGATGGCTGATAAAGGAATTCAATATTCTAACTATGTAGCCGAAAACCTTGAAAAAGGAATTGAGTATTCTGAATATGTAGCCGAAAAAGTTGATCAAAATATTGCTTACTCCGAATACCTTGGTGAAGGATTAGAAAAGAGTATTAAGTATTCTGAATACATTGCAGAAAATGTAAATTCTGTAGAAGGTGAAACTCTTAATGAGGCAATGGCTGTAAATGCTGAAGCAATGCCATCTATGGAAGAAATGCAAAAATGTGTAGATGAAGGAATGACATATGAGCAAGTTTGCGAAAAGTATCCTGGTTGTGATAAAGGAAGACTTAAAGAAATGTATGAAGCTTGTGGAAAGAAGCATGAAGGTGAAGATTACAAAAATTCTATTGAAGAAAAATTGGAAAGACTGATTGCTAAAGCCGAAACTAAGAATGTTTCTGAAATGCATTTTATGAACTTCTTAGGAGAATCTAAAAAGAACCAGTTTAATACTCTTCCTGCTGAGAAACAAGCAATGATTGTTGAATCAATGAACGCTCAACCAATTATGTCTACTGTGCAAGCAGAAAACATTTGGGAATCTGCCTTTATTGAGAAGAGAAGAGAATTAAATATAATTGATGATATGCCAGAAAAGTATAGAGCTAAGTGGAATAACCTTTCTGAAGCTCGCCAGGCACAGATCATCGCGGAATCTAAATTCCACCAACTAGGTAACCAATACGGAATTAATAATTTCTGGGCAACAAGAGATCTGAGAGATACTCAAATGTCAACTGAAGCTATTAATGAAAGCAAAACTGCTGCTGAGGCTGCAAAGAAATCAGAACCTTTGGTAAATGAATCTTTTGCTGCTGACCTTATCAGTAAAGTTAAGTTTAATCTAGGCAAATAAATAAAGAAATTCAATCTAATAGTTAAGAAGCAAAGAACTGTAGATAGATTATACAAAAAGTGCAAAAAATAAAAATACTAAAATGTACGCAAATCAATTAATTAACGAGGCCGAAGTTCAAAAGACTTGGGGCCCTATCATTGAGGAGGCTACCGGTATCACTGAAAAGTCTAAGTTGTCTTGGATGTCTAAGTACTGCCACTACCATAACCTTAATGAGAGTGTATACAATACTGTACACTTAAATCCTAACATGAATGTTCAGGGTATGAATGCCGTTACTTTACCAGGAAACCCTACCACAATGGATGGTTTCAATTCTACTAGTTATGTAAACGGTTCAGGTGATAGACCATTTTCTTTGTTGCCACTTGCTATGCAAGTTGCTGCTCAGACTGTAGGTTTAGACTTAGTACCTGTTGTACCAATGCAAGGTCCTATGGGAGTTCTTACTTACTTAGACTTTGTATACGGTGGAGGTAGAGTTACTGACGCTGGTGGAATCGCTACTGACAGTGCTCCTTTATTAATCAAAGTAAAAGCTGATGTCGGTACTGGAAATACTTGGACAGTTGATCAAGTAGTTTACGCTGCTTCTGCTGCTGCAGCTGCTGCAGGTAATGCTGCTTACGAATTAACTTACGTAGGTAAATCTAGAATTGACGGATACCAAATCTTCCGTGTAAGAGGTAATAACAGTGCTACTGACACTACTTTCCGTCAAGGTGAAGAAGGTTTCCAGCCAATTTACGATGCCGTTGCAAATGGTGTTGCTTTCTACTCTGATAATGCAGCTTCTACTGTTTCTGGTACTTGGGATGGAAACGCTGAATACGTTAAAGCTTTAGAAGATCACATTACTGGATTCTCCGGTAACGCTTTTGAAAGCAATAACGGTTCTATTCCATTTACTAGCATCGATGGTGTTGAACCTTACGAAAGAGGTGTAGGTGAAGCTACTCCTGATAACATCATGGGATTGAGCTTATTTAATAAGTCAGTTGCTGCTAAGACTTACCAAGTTGCTGCTGCTGTTACTCGTGAGCAAGTTCAAGACCTTAAGCAATTTGGAATCGACGCAGTTGCTCAAGTAGAAGCTGTATTGGTTAACGAATTGACTCAGTCTATCAACAAATACATCTTGGATCGTATCTTCCGTAACGGTGCTACTAACTCTAAGAATGTAAACACTGTTGAAGGATTATTGTTATCTGCTTCTTTCGGTGACGGTACAACTACTGCCAACGCTGCTGGATTCAACTTAGGATTTGATAACACCGGTGCTAATGTTACTTTAGGTGCAGGTTCTGCTGTAACCAACGTAACTGGTGGAGGTGAAACTCAAGGTACAATCCAAAGAAGAATGTACACTAAGATTCTTGCTGCATCTAACTTGATCGCAACAAGAGGTCGTAGAGGTCCTGCTACTTTCGCAGTATGTTCTGGTGAACTTGCTACTGCATTCCAGGATATCGCAGGATTCGTTCCTTACCCATTGTCTAACACAATCAACCAAGCAGGTGGATCTCTTTTCCCAATTGGTGCTCTTGCTGGTGTAACTATTTATGTTGATCCTAACATGGCTTGGGATGACTACAGAGTTGCAGTTGGACGTAAAGGTGACGGAAACTCTCCAGGTTTGGTATTCATGCCTTACTTAATGGCTGAATCTGTTGAAACAATCGCTGAAGGAACTATGGCTCCTAAAATCGCGGTTAAATCACGTTTCGCTTTAGTAGACGCTGGATTCCACCCAGAAACAATGTATTACACTGTTGCATTCAAAACATTCGATGGCGTAAGCTTTATCTAATAGAATGTAAAGTAATAAATACTTTAAGAAAGGTTCGCCGAAAGGCGGACCTTTTTTGTTTAATAGTCTCAAATATATAAAACAACAGAAAAATAATATAGATCATGAAATTATTATCTTTTGAAGGATACAAAATGTTAAACGAATCATCTAAAGCATTTGAGGCTGATTTGGATAAAACACTAAACGAAAATATTGGAGCTGCGTTAGGTAGCCCTGTTAA